CTGCAGATCCCGCCACTGTTAATGTGACAGTTCCAGCGTTAGCGTTAGCTGCTGGCGATACAAGCATTGTGCTAGTCAGGGCTGCAGCGATGATTAGCGTTACTTTCTTAAATGAGTTCATTTATTTTATTCTCCTTATTTCTTCTGCTTCTTATATGAAACAGAAAGTTAATGTAATTCATGTACTTTGACATGAAACGAACAGGGATCTCCGCCCTCTTCCCATTCTTGCATTTCTTCATCTGACATTGGTGGGCCATCGTGTGTTTCGCAAAACACATCTGATATCCAACCTCGATCATAACCATTCTTAAGCCATATCTCAAACTCTAAATGATTAGCATCTTCTGAATCAAATTCTAAATCCATTCTGACAACTCCTTTAATAAAAGATGTTTGGGCTTTGCACCCGCAATAGTCTTAACTGGTTGACCAGACTTAAATAGTACCATAGTTGGTATCGAGTGTACAGAGTATTCTGCCACCTTGTCAGGATTCTCATCAACATTTAACTTACCGACCAGCAGGCCACGCTCATTTGATATCTCATCTAGGATTGGTGAGAGCTTTTTGCAAGGCCCACACCAATCCGCCCAAAAGTCTATCAAGACTAAATCATTTGTTGAGACCGCCTCATCAAATGAATTATCAGTTATGATCATTTTTATTCAGGCTGACTTTTTACTTCTTCTGCTGCCTGATTAAATTTGTTTATAAAATTTTGAATAATAAACAAGGTATACTCAGAAGAATTTTTTTGTAAAGTTTCTAAAGTCAGTGGTGTTTTCTGATCTTCTGGCAGGGCTTCCGACCATTTTTCAAATACCATTCCTGATATCTCTTTAACAATTTCTTCCAGCATTGTAAGATCTGGTGCTTTATCCATTAAGTGCTCCTTGTAGGTTAATAAGTTTCCCACCTTTAATTTTTGAATTGCTGGTAGGAGTAGATGTTCTAGAAATTAGATCATACATTTGATTGTAAGTTAGCCCAGGCTTAGCTGAAGATAATGCAACCCAAGATGCTGCTGCAGATTGAATTGATGCAGATGTTCCAGCGACTGGGACCTTAACATTATTTGGGCCATAGGTTACCGTTGTTCCTTGTGCAAAGAAGTCAATTAATTTTGCATCATAGTTTGTATAAACAGCAACAGACTTGCTAGGCATTGTTGCTCCAATAGCAATTGATTCGGGCAAACACGCTGGCCAGTTTATTCTTTTGTAATCAAAATCATTGCCTGCTGGCAAGAAAACTGGAATATTGATAGACACTAAAGACTGAATTTTTGATTGAGTAATTGGTGTTTTTTGGCAATAGTCAACATCAGTTGATTTGCTTTTGATAGCCTGTGCCATAGATACTGCTTTAATATTGTATTTATCTTTATTGTCAATTACCCATTGAAGAGCATTATGTACTGCAGCCTCTGTTGCAACCTGTCTAATTCCGTCTGGGTTGTTTCCAATAATTCTAATAAAAACAATCTTCATATTAGTGTTATTGTTAATAGCAATGTAGGTCATTTCTGTACCGTGACCGAATCCATTTTTAGCAATTAGATCTGACGGCATAGACGCAGCGCCTGGGCCTTCCATAAATGTTGTGCCATTAGGACAAGGTCCTCGCTCTAGTAAGCAAACTTCTTGAGCAATCTTATCTTTAAATGCTGGTAGTGATGTGTCAATCGCAGTGTCTAGGATTGCTAATGTTGGTGCTGGCAAAGATGTGTTAGTAAGTGTTTTCTTAACTGACGCATTTGCCGTGATTGGTACAGTAAGCATTAAGGCCACTAGGGCCATAGTTATTTTTTTATTCATAGTACCTATTCTACTAAATATTAACAGATTGTCAATAGGTTATTCTTTGTCTAAGTTTTCCAGTTTAGCCTTATACCATTTACCAGCGTCAAGCTGAGTAGGTGATTGTAGGCCTTGAGATTCTAATAGATTAGTTATACTTTGAGAATACAATTCAACCATCATCTCAAGTCTAACTACCTGCATTTCTAGCAGTCTTAATCTTTCTGACTTTCTCATTCTCTTGCCTCTCTATCTACGGGGGTAGGCGCTGTTGCAACACTACCACAGCTAACACATTCCATATCTAGGAAGTATGTAGCAATTTCAAAATCTTCAAAAATAACCTTCAGGTTCCATATTTGTGATCCGCATGGACATAGGTGAGTTGGAGTTCCTCTTATATCCATAGAGTTGTCATAGCTCTCTGGACGGAGTTGAAGGATATCATTTGAATTAGTTCCTTCTCGCTCAACATCTTCTTTGTCTACCAAGAATATCTCATAGGTCTGTAAGAACAACTGAATCTTATCTTTAATCCTTGAATACACAAAGTATGAGAGCAACAGGGACAAAATTAATATGATCCATTTCATACTCTTATTATACCTTATACTTGGATGTATGTATAGGGAGCAGATACGCTCATATTGAACTCAGTTGCTGCTTCTAATGCTGCTTTTAAGCGTACTTTGGGGTTCTGTTGTTTCTTTGTTGCATGTAATGCTCCTAGTGCTAACATTCCACCACTGCCTTCCGCCATATAGTTAACTATGTTTTCTCCAACATGAAAGTCTTCGTCTACAGTAAAAAGCCTACCGCATACACCTACAATAAAAACACCACCCGTGTCTTCTTCTGATGCAGACCCAACGCTTCCGTAACCATGATCTTTAAATGCAACCTTAACGGAATCAATAAACTTAGTTCTCATGAACTTGTCTAGGCCTGAGTTAGTTTTAGTTGGTGTATATTTTGGAGGAGTCCACATGTATTGAAGGATCTGTCCCATGCGAAATGAATCTGTAAATGCAATCCCATATTGACCATTTTTAAAAACCTTTGGTTCTTTTCTAGACAGGATCCAGCCCGTTTTATCATCTGAAGCGGCATGGTCGGACCCCATATAAACGATACCGTTTTGGGCAATGGCTACTATACAGGTCATACTACCAGTATACTAAATGAAAAATTATCTGTCCAGCTCGTCTGAATGATGCTCAAAATGGGCTAATTCTATCATGGTTGCCTCAAGCTCAGCCTTAATACCAATTAATTCCTGGATAGCATTATAGTATTTATCTTTCCAGTCGTTTAGTTCTTTTTCAATTTTATATAATTCTATTTTAAGATCTTTTAAATCTAATTTTAAATAATCTTGCTCACGCTCAGATTGCCTTATTTTTTCTTTTTTGTTGTCTCTAAATCCCGCCACCGTTGCTGTTCCCATTCCAGAAACAAGAGCGGCAGAGATAGCAATTAGTACAGATAGGTAGTTGATTTCCATGATAAACTAATTATACCGTGAAATAAATGCTAATTAAGAGCTAAACAAACAGTTCTGAAGCGGCAATATCAGTGCCAATATATCTTTTTTTGACAATAAATTCTTTTACAGCCTCTGGCCCAAGTTGTCTACCAGATATGATAATTATCCATCTTGGCTCAAATTTAGCAGTTATGCATGTCTCGCACATCAACAGGTTGATTGGAATTAAAATTGATTTTCTTACACTTAATTTATTCTTACTCTTATTACAAGAGTAGCATAGTATTTTTTCCATTAATTAGATTCCTCTATGTGCTCAAAAACAATTTCATCCATTATGGTAAACTCATCGTTTTCTAACACTTCTTCTATTTCAATACCATCCTTTTGGTATTTAACTTTTGACGCATATATGCCCAGGCTTTCGACTGATCCATATACTCTTTCAGCATGAATAAGGACTACCTTAATTACTTCGTAATATTCTCGCACTTGGTACCCCCTCCAGTTCGCATCTTACTCCGTAAGACTCGATTAGCTTTTTAACTTTTCCAACGTAATCAATTACTATTTCTTTTTTAATACCTTCGTATTGTAAAAAATTGTCTTCATATAGTCTTATTGCTAAAAACTCTGGATACTTTACTATGTCCATCTGTAAACTCATAACAGGCTTTTTAATTTCCCTGATTTTTTTTGCCATTTCTTGCGTATAAAAAACTGGCTTATTAGGTTCGCCTGTCCATTCATTAACACCATACTTAAAATGGTCTCTATCTTTATTTATGAATTCCATTTTTAGTCCTAATCTTTTTCCAAGCTTCGGGTGTCTTGTGCAGATTTCTTGTCTTATCAATGGATCCAGAATTCAAATAAATTCCTCCCCATACTCCTTGCTCATCATTTTCAACGCCAGTCTGGTAACACATCTTAGATACTGGACAACTAAAGCAAGCCTCATCAATACTTTTTGCTATATTAACATCTGCCTCATACTTGTCATAAAATAAATTTGTATCCATGCTTCTGCAAATACCTAGGTGGAACCAATCTAGATCATCTTCATCTACACCTAGTTCATTTAAAATGTTTGACATATTTTATCGGCAGCTTCCAGATTCCTTGTTCGTTAGCAGCAATTCTTTCTGCAACGCCCCACTGATCTTTTCGGAACATTCCCTTTATATGAGTAAAGCCGCCTGGGGTTTCTTTCCAAATTAATAAATCATAATTATCCCAATATGATTCTTGACTTTTTGTCTTAGACCTTTGTATAAAAACTTCTACACCTTTAAGTGTAAGGTTAAGCATTTCTTTCCTATCTAGTAAGTCCGCCTAGATTGTTTTGCTGGCCCACTAGGACTCGAACCTAGGACCTAGAAGTTAACAGCTTCCCGCTCTGCCTGCTGAGCTATGGGCCAAAGCAGAAACCGCAGCTTCTATGTATTATTATACAGTAAAAACCGCGGCTCTGTCAAGGATTCTATTTATTCTTTTCTGTTATTTTGACTATATTAACCTTTTTAATTTCATCGTCTATATTAAATATATCTCCTACGTAGTCTCTGGCATCAGTTTCATTAAAGGCGGTTACCTCTAATTCTACGTCCATTTTAACTTTGTAAGTGTTCATACTCTATTATAGCACTTTTAAGGTTATTTAGGATTATCTGTTTTGTAAAAGCCAGTACCTTTAAATTTTATACCAAATGGTGTGAATGTTCTTGTCATTTGAGAGTCACATTCAACACATGTGTAGCCTGGATCTTCATCCATAATTGATCTATGAGTTGACATTGCTGGGTGTGCATCATCATATGTGCATTTGTATTCGTATACTGGCATTACTTACCGCTCTTTTTCCTCGCTTTAGCCAAAGCATCAAAGTCTTTTACTTTAGTGTTTCCTAGGTATCCCCAGGCATGCCCGTCTGTAATCATTTGCTCATTTATAGAAAGCTTTTGATCATCAACAAATAGCCACCCAATTATTCTTCCGTACTTTTCTGAAGAGTCCATCTTTTCTGTTTTAATCTTAACATTTTTTGCATCTTTTAGCTTTATCTTAAGATAATCTTTTGCTTCAAGACCTAGCTTTTTTTCTGCTAGATCTTTTGTTCTAGACTCTGGAGTATCTATGCCAGCAAGTCTTACTCTTGATGCAAATAGTATATCAAAACCAAGGTCAATGAGGACATCAATTGTGTCCCCATCAACTACGGCTTCTACTTTTTTAACGTAGTATTCGTACATTACATTGGCTTCTTAATTGCAGCCTTCTTTACAGGACCTGCTGCTTTTTTAACAACTGGCCTTCCAAGCCTAGCTTCGTCTGCGGTTTTTGCTACAACTGCTTTTACTGTTGCAGCTTTTGGTGCTGGGGCATCCCAATCTGGGCGAGCAACTGACATTACAAGGCTGTACGCTCTCTTCTTGAGAAATACACCATCTCCGTTTGCTTGTGATCCTTTTGAGTTTCCGCTAGTGTTTCCTTCGTAGCAGTGTAAATTCTTTCCGTCGTTCTTTACAACGATACCAACATGCTCTGTATCCGTTGGCTTCTTGTCAAAGTTAAAGAATACAACATCTCCTGCTTGTGCTTGTCCAATTGGAACAATTCTCTTGTTCTTTGCAAACCACTGTGCTCCTGCATCGCATGATGCAAAGCCTTTCTTTGTTGAAGCGGCAACTAAATGAACTAGACCTGCATCATTAAAGCATCCTGAAACAAACATTGCACACCATGGCTGATTGTTCATTCCGTACCACTTACCAAAAACTGTGTCGTTATTTTTTCCTTCTGCATATCCCTCATCAGCATATTTCTTTGCTGCTGCTATAACCTTTGCGGCCAGCGGGTGTATTGTTTGTGACATTTTATTTCTCCTTTATTGTAGTTGACTATACTATAAGTATAGCATTTTTTTTATTTGAGCGGATGATGAGAATCGAACTCACCCCTTCTGCTTGGAAGGCAGAGGCACTACCAATATGCAACATCCGCGTTGTGCCATCGGCAGGAGTCGAACCTGCGACCATTCGGGTAGAAACCGAGTGCTCTGTCCTCTGAGCTACGAAGGCGTATGTTCAATCATTTGGAATGTCGGTATCAAGGTCCATCTCAATTAAACCAAATTCTTTTGCCATCTTTTTTCCTTCATCGGACATCTCAATTACTGCTTCAAGATCTTCATTATAAGTAACATTAATTAATCCTTTGTTATACAATTCAATTAAAGATTCATCAACATGCTCTTGATGAGCTTTCCATAAATCTGGGGCAATCACTTTTGCTCTATCGGTTATGTTAAATATAAACTCGCCGTCTTCATCCATACCCGCCAGCTCTATTGCGCCTATTGAAATATAGTATTCCATTCTATCTTCGCTGTCCATATCTACCTTTCGTGCAACAAGTAGGACTTGAACCTACGATTACCGAATTATGAGTTCGGGGCTTTAACCAACTAAGCTATTGTTGCTTAGTAATCTATTGTATCGTGCCGTCTTCGTTCTTGTCAATAGTTTCTTCTACTATCTGCTGTACATATTCAGAAAAATGTTTTCTGATATTGCCTATCGGCCTGCTACCAGATAATTTCCATATTCTTTTATATTCAATTACATTAGAGAATGTGGTTGGGCAAATAACTATTCCATTATACTCTTTTAATACAGTAGGTAGCGGAACATGCTTTCCACAACACTTACATTCTTTTGCTTTTTCTTGATACGTGCTCATATTATTTGCATCCTGTCCATTGCGTCTCGTAAATTTTCTGGCATTCTTGGTGCCCTTATAAGATTATAAGAGCTAGTTTCTCCGTCTGCCTCTGTTCCAAAATCATTGTCGTAGCTCATAGATTCATATGTATGTATATTTATTTCTTGATCTGTATCAAATTTACTTCTACTTATTGAGTTATAAATTGATCCACAAACTGCATCCGCCAAGTCTTTAGAGCCTTTTCTTGGGTGGTCTACCCTGTCTCGCATAATTCTTAATTGCAAGAGCTCATCAATAAGCAATGGGATGTGTGGCCCAACTACTCTTTCTTCGGCAACAACCATTGCCATGTCGTCATAATGTTTTTTAGCGACAGACAGAATTTCTGTATTGATGCCGTATTGTTTTAGTTGTTGCATCATATCATGTGAATTCCATCTGTCAAAGGTACATACACGAATTTTAAATCCTCGTGTTTTTAATGAAAGAATATAATCCTTTACTTCAGTAAAGTCTACAGACTTATCTTTTGTTGGTGTCCAGAATCTTACTGCGTCTATCTCAACAATTGGGGCTGGTTGAGAGTATGTATCTGTTACCTTTACATTAACCCACTTATTAACGTGTGCCATTGCAACTGCACAATGGTCATGTTTTTGGGCAAGGTCAACGTGTATAAAATATTCTTTATCTGGATCTGGTATAAACCACTCTTCTAATCTGCCAAAGTTATCTACAGCTAGATGTGCTTTGCTAAATGCTTTTTCAACTTTTTCTTTTGATTTAAAAAATGCATCAATGGCGTCAGGTGGCATGCATGCAAAACGTGATAAGGCATCAAGAGGATTTGTGAAGAATGCAACTTTAAAGTCATCAATCTTTCTCACTGGGTTAACTTCCCAAGTTGGTCTCTTTAGAGCGTATACCCTAGGAATCTTATATGAAAGTATATGATCTTCTTCCCACTGTATCTCAAACTCATTTCCCTGTGTGCCGTCTGGAAGATCCTCGTCCATTTTAAACTGATGGTCTCTAACAACTGTTTCAACTTCAGCAACTACAGCATTATATCTTTGCTGTATGTAATCGTTTTTATATCTAGGAAAAGAAAGAAGAATTACTTTTCCAAAGTCTGGGAAACGAGAGTCTACCGATGCACGATACATGTCATATATAGCTGCACCTGTCTTTGCCTGATCGTGTCCTGTTGTATTTTCAATTGCAAAACCAGAAATCTCATCAAGGATAACAACAATAACGTTATACCCTTCCCAAGCTTCACGCTCAGAGTGTCCAGAGTGTACTGTTATTGCCTTGTCAAACTTAACTTCCGATGCCTTGTCTGTATACTTACCAGCAAACCACGGTGACTTTTCAATTCTTGTTTTAAATCCTTTAAAGAATACGTTGCTTGCCTGTTGCGAGTTGATAGCAATATTAATGATATCAATGCTATCGCCTGGAGGCTTTCCGTAATATGTGGCTGGGTCTTTTAAGCACAATAGTAAATACACTATATATGAAGTTGCAATAGTTGAGCAGTAATCTTTACCTGAACCTTTTCCTAATTGAGCTACCACCTCATTAGCAGTTTGTTTAAATCTTATCTTTCCTTCTTCTTCTCCGAATAATTTGATGAGGGTTGACTCTTTATAGATCTGCGAACTTTTTTCGATAAGCGTGTATTGATAGTCGGAAAGCTCTGGAAGCCCAAGGTATTCTGGACTTCTAACAAACGTTTTAAGATCGACTGGTTTTTCATCGAACTCCTCTCCATCGAGCATGTCGATAAGATCATTAAAATCAAACGACATCGGCTTCCTCTACTGGAACTGACTCAATTACTCCAGTAATTTGGGATAATCTTTTTGCTACCTCCATCTTACACTTAGGGCATATTGATGTAGTCTCTTTTAAAATTCTAACAAGGATGTCTTGCTTACGCTCTGTCTCTGCAATTTGTGATGCAATCTCATTGTTTTCTAATACCCCAATAGATTGAAGCATTGCAATTCTTTTAGTCTCTATGTCTGCAATAAGCTTTAATGCGCCAGACTTTATTCCTAGCTGGCCTGTTTGATCTGCATCTTCTACTGTTTTCCACGCCTCTTTGATAAGCATGGCATAGTGCTGATCCGCCCCTGAGATGGCCTCTCGGGCACGATCTCTAATATTGCTATCATTATGTACAACGTCTTTCCAATCGTCGATTAACTCAAGGACCTCTTTGCGTTGTATTCCAGTGGTGGTAGCGATCTGTGTGGGTGTGCTTCCTTTTAGAAGTTCTTCAACTACCCTGTTCATTCTGTCAAAATGCTCTGACAATTCTATTTCGCTCATTAGTCTATTATACTTTCAGTCGACTAAAATGTCAATTAGATTTAGCCTTTGCAATCTTATATAATACTAAATAGCCAATTAAATCATCAATATCATTGTCTCCTGGAAACGCTTGATCATTTTGAATCCTATTTAGCTTATCATCAATACGGACTCTAATTTGTTCTGTTGAGTCCGCCTTTGAAAATATACGAATTGGTGACAAGGCTGAGTCCCCATATGATATATTCTTTTTAATTAGCATGCCTGCTATTTCAAGGCACTCTGTAATAATCTTTTGCCCAGATGGTGCGCTTGTTGCTATTAGTTGTAAGTCTGTAACCCACATCTGATAGCCCTTTTCTTTTTCTGGATATCCCGCCATTATCGTCTCCTAATTAGTTGAAACTGTTCTAAGTACCTCTGTATAGTCATAGCAGAGACTTTACACTCTTCGGCAATTTCTGTCACCGTTTTCTTTTGAACTACATATCTTCTATGCAGCCAATCTTTACTTTGATATAACTTCACTTTCTACCCCAATTGATCTTGTTCCATCCTCGCTCATGAAAGTAATAAAGTATTGTTTTTGTAACTACCTCGAAGCTTGCAATTGCTCCAGCTGTTACTGGCTCTTTAGTTATCACCCAGGATATTACAAAAGTATCTGCTGTTCCAATTATACGCCAGGTAATTGATTTTAGCGCTGATCTTTGTTTGGATACATTCATATACCCATCTCCTTGCGCTTTTGCGTAGCCGAAATAGAATGAATGTCTGCACCCAAATCTACTTGTTCAATCTTATATCCTACATCTCTACCGTATACAATGTTGGTAATGTTGGGTAGTCTTAGTACTAATGCACCGTCCATAAATTCATCCTTGGCAATATATTCTTTTACCTGATCAAACTTAAGTGGGTCTTTCTCGCTTGTATTGTAGGTATTACGAACTCCAAGAAGCACTTGATCTGTTCTCTTACCAGCCTCCTTGTAAAGGGCGTGGTGCCCCTCATGCCAAGGTTGATATCTACCAAGCATAAGTGTCGTTGGCGCAGACCAATCGTGAAGATTAAACTTTTTAATTATATAATCTGCTTCTTGCTCAACTGTATAGTCTGCAGGAATTCTTGCATCAAACTTTTCTGGGTCTTCCCACATCTTATTGGTATCTTCAAATCTTCCTTGTTTAATTCTATCAACCCATACTAAAATATCTGGTGTACCGAATGCTGCACGTGTAAGTTCTGTTGGACAAACAAAATCAACGATTACTGGAGCAACCCCTTGCTTAGCAATGAGCCTTGCCATCTCTCCCATTCGTCTTGACTGTTCCAGTCTGTCGTCTGGAGAAAATCCTAGGTCTGAGTTTACTGTTGCACGAATTTCATCTGCGTTAAGGTGAATGGCATTAGTGCGCTCCTTAAGTGCTTTAGCTAGCTCTGTTTTACCTGAGCCTGGGAGTCCTATAATTTGAATAATCATGTTTACCTTTCTGTCAATACTTTATTAGCATAATGTGCAATACCAAAACTATCTGCAACGTCAAAATCCACCACATTTAAATTATACTTTCTGTTAAAGTAGTCAGCAGTTCTTTGCTTTCTCATATTTCTTAATTTGTTTTGATACCAGGAGTCTGCATAGCCTGGGTTCAATGCTCTTATTGCCTGCTTCTCTTCTTTGGTCGGGTTCTTATTGCCTATGTATGCCTGCCAAGAAGACGGGGCTATTGTAATAACCTTTGCTCCAGTAGACATTAATTCTGCTATTACAACACCATAAACATATGATAGTTTAATTACAGCATCTGCTGACTTAACAAATACCGCACCTTCAACAACAATGTAATCTGATTTTAGCTCCTCAAGCATAGAATGCATTTTGTTTTTTGCATCGTGAATCTTTTCATATATGTCTTCACCTAACAGGTTAACCTTACCCCACTTTAATGGAATATCATTTTCCATCAAGCAGAAAGCAATAGAGTTAGTAGAGGCATCAATGCCTAACACCCTATTGGCCTGAGTTTTCTTTAGGCTAGCTAATGTCATCTATCATCCTAAACAACTTGCTTTTATTCTCAAGGTTAATATTCTTTTCGCATATTGCACAGAAATCTCCCTTATTGTATCTACTTAGTTGCTGCTTGCATTTACCGCATGGTCGATCAGCGCCATTTCTAATTGCTTTACGCTCATAATATTTTTCCATGATTCTGCGGTTAGTAGCAACCCTACAGCATTCATCCGCACAATATTTTTGATTATGAGTTTTTGGTTTGAAATCTTTTTTGCAGGTTGAATTAGCACAGATCATGTATTGGATACCGAGAACAATTCAATTTCAACAGTGCCTACTGGGCCACCCTTTGCGTAACACTCTTTTTTAACTGGGCAATATGTGCAAGGCATCTTTGATTTAGTTGCACCTTCTGGCCTCTTGGGAAGATCTCCATCTTTGAAATTATCCCAGACTTCGCATAGCCAAGCAAATGTCTCCTCAATAATCCTTGTATTCCTTTCATTCATAGAAATTGGAATAATTAGGACCTCTTGGGTATTTTTATTTTCATATAGGAAGAAGCCTTCCTTAGCCTTCTTTAGTTTCATATAGGTCAATAGCTGTAGCATATGGTTATCTGTAGGCTTCATCTCTGATTGTCTTGTATCCCATACTTCTTGCTTTGCCGTTTTAATTTCACCAATTACTGTCTCGCCATCGTACTCCATAATTAAATCTATGAACCCACGGATCGGCGGATACTCATTAACAATTTCTTCTTCTTCCGCTCTCCACTCTGGCATAGTAGAAATAAGCTTTTGTAGTCTTTCATGCGCCTGAGTTCCCTGCGCCATATTGGCAACTGCAACTGCATCGTTATCATCAATAAAGACTGCGCCAGAAAATGCCATGTACCAATATCTAGGACACTTACCATGACCGTAACCCAATGAACTTGGACTAAATGACTTCTTGGTCATCTCCCCGTCTGCTCGTTTAGTATTACGATAGGACTCATCAAGCAACCGAGCAAACAACTCAGGGTCAAAAAATTTCCCTGTGTGCTTTTTAAATTTAAGGTTCTTTACAATTTCTCTAGCCATTTGACATCTCCATGTAATCATTTTTACAATCTTCACATATAGAATTTATATCTAAATCGTCTGTGTCCCTTAAAGTAGA